CCCTGGTAGCCGGTCAGCGGACCCACGAACGTCTTTCCCGTGATCGCGTAACCCGCGTGAACGGTGAGGGTCTGAGTGTACGGACCCTCATAGTACGGAATGCACTCGTTGGCAGGCATCTCTGTCTACCTCCGGTACGGCGCATCCGCCTGGATGCGTGATCGAGGGACGGGCTGTCCCGAAGCCGCCGCCTGGGCGTTGGCCCTCTGCGAACGGATTTCCGGGAACAGCTGCTCAGACCACGAAGCGACGGTGTCGGCCTCGATCTGCTGCAGGCCGTTACCGCTCTCGTCGGTCCTGCCATGGCCACGCTCCTCGAGCGGGATGATGTTCGCCGTCAGGCTCGCAAGAACCTGAGCGCCTCCCTCCATGTCCGCCTTGAGGTAGTCGAGCCAGTGGTCCTTGCGAGCAGGCGGAATGCGGCCGTCCGCGATCGCGGCCGCAACGAGCGCCTCGCGCTTGGACTCGTCGTTCTCAGAGACGATGCGGTCGACGCGGGCCAGACCCGCCTGGGTCCGCTTCCACGTCTCCTCGTCGATGAGAACCGTTCCGGGCGGCAGATTGCTGGCTGCCACACGGAGCGCTTCCGGTTGTGCAGGCTCCGGCTCCGGTTCGGGAGTCGGCTCCGGCTCCGGAGCGGGCTCTGGCTCCGGCTCGGGCGTCGACGTTTCCGCCGAGAACCCTGCCTGAACCAGTGCCGCCTGAACCTGCTCGTCTGATGCGTCCTCGGGCAGGCCCAGTGCCTCGCGGATCTTCTTCGGATCCATGGCACCTCCTGTGTCGTTCGGGCGAGAGTCCGCCCGAGTTTCCCAACTGGCCGTGACTTCGCGTCCCACGACCAGCGCAGCCGCCAGGTAATCGGCCGCTTGCTTCTGTGCGTCCCGATTGTCCGGGACGTACTCGATGCGGACAGGACTCGGCTCACTGAAGCTCACCGATCCCTGCGCATCCGACGAGAAGTCGATCATGAACAGCTGACCGCTTTCGTCATCCTCGACGACTAGCTGATTCGGGTCCGTCATGACAGCCCGCACCCACCACCAGCTAGCCTCTTGGCGAGATGGGACGAACTCGTTGTAGAACGCTCGGCGGATGTCGTCCAGATTCGCCGAGGCGTGTGATCTCCTTGCGAAGATCCCCATTGAATCACCTCCGGTCTCGAGAGCTTCGGCGAGTTCCGGATCGATCTCGACAGATGGAGGTATCTCCTCGCCGTACATGCTTTCGAGCAGCGGGAGATCATCCAGCTGCGTGATCCCCGGCCAGACAACACCGAGGAGCGAACAAGCGGTCAGTACGAACCGCCAGTTCTTACCTGCATGACTCGGAATGTTCCAGTGCCCCTCGATACTACGTGAGGGGAACGCCACCGGCATGATGTTCGCGAGCCACTCCGGCACACCAACGAAATCAGCTATAACCTCCATGCCGTTCTCGTTGAGCCGAAGATTGGTGGCCTTACCGAATGCGGGCGTACCATCGTACACCTTGTCGTCATTGTAGCGCGGGTCTGTATGCCCCAGTTTGAGACGGGGCGTCTGGATCGACGGATCCTCATTCGCTGCTGTGACGGCATCGGCAAGGTCTTCAGGCGTGAAGGTCGTGGGACCATTGCTGAGCATATACTCAACGCCAGCCTCCAAGATCGTCACATTCTGAACTGTACGAAGTTTCATCTGCGCCACATCCTACGCCACCAAGGGTGATCTGCGGGGGACGGGAGGGAGGGAGCACCCGACCCCGAGTCCCCCGCAGCCTGTGTCGGTGCCGGAGCTCCACCACCAGGTGTAGGATTCTGGCCCTCGGTCACAGGCTGGATGCCAGGCTCGGTACCAGAAAGCTGCCCCAGGCGCTCAGCCCGCTGCTGATAGGGCTGCTGCGGACCGCCCATCGTAATCTCCGGACGCGGCTCCGTCTTCTTGGGGAGGAGGTAGCGGTAACGCACCCAGTTCTCAGTCTCCTGGTCCATGGTCACGATGCCCTTATCAACAAGCATCGAAAGCTGCTCAGTCCCCAGGCTGTCTTCGCTGCTGCGCTCCCACGTGATCCTCGGGGTCAGGTCTTGGTCTTCACCGTAGTTCCAGTCAACGATGTCCTCGATGAGGTGTTCCGTCATCACATCGCAGTACCACTGCGCGATGTTACGCTGACCGATGATGAAGAAGTCTTCAAAAGCCTCGCCCAGCGCATAGCTCCCCACATGCTGACCGCCCTGGGCGAGATTGACCAGCATCAGCAAGAACCGGCGTGCCATCGATTCATCGTACCGTTTGATGGTACGGTCGACGTCACTGCCCGTCCCGCGAGCGATGTTCAGCTTCGCGCCATACGGCAGCGCACCACCCGCTGTGTCGCCGATACGGAATTGACGCATCATCTGATCAAGATCGGTGATCTCGTCAACGGTCATCCCCTGCGCACCCTCAGCCCAGGGAACACCGCCGGCACGTTCGTGGTTGATCATCTCAATGCGCATGAGACGATCTTTGGCCAGCCAGTCTCGGTAGCAGTCCCGGATCATTGATCGGCCGGTCCAGGACATGCCCTCCTGCTGGAACACAAACGCTGTCAGGTTGTCAACCGGGATCTCTGGCCCCCAAATGCCGCTCATGGGCGGCTGCGCGCCTCCGGGAGGGATCCAGCCAGGCGGCGGATACTGCATGATGCTGACAAGACCACCATCGTCAGCGACGTTGATCTGCGCGATCGTCTGGGGCATGCGCGGCGCGAGCTTCCGCAGCCGCCACTTACCGTTGACAATCTCGCCGACCTGATTGAAATACATGTGGCCGTAGAGCACGGCCAGCATTGCCTGATGTACATGCGCGCGGTGAGTAAACCGTCCCTTCATCCGACCGAGCGGCTGATCATCCTTGCCCATGATCGGCAAGTTGAGATCTTCGCTAACCTCTTTGACCATGGTCGTCGGGCAGCCGTTGGGATCGATGACGTAGCGCAGCTGCGTGATGCCCCACATCGTTCCCGTCAGCAACCCCGCCAGCTGCGAGTCTGTTCGCATCTGATCGAAGAGGCGAATGCTCAGCGGCCAGCGAAGTTCTGGGACGTACTCCCACTCATCAACGTACATGTGCCAGGGACCGGTGCCCTGGATGAGTCCGGGCGTTCCACCCAGACCCGAAATCCCGAACCCGCCGAGATAGTTGTCAGGTACCCCTAGCTCTTGCGTGGGCGCGCGATTGCCCTTGCGGGTAGTAGTACGAGGACGGCCGACCGGTGGCATTACCAGGTATGAATCAGCCAGATGAGCAGGATCACGAAGATCCCGACCCATGCGACTTCACTCCAAGTTGCTGGACGGGGTGGCATTACTGGGCTCCTTCCTGTGGCCACTTTTCCTGCACCAAGGTGTCTTCCCCAGGTGCTGACGTAGCGTGTCTCATCTTGCTGCGGCGGTATCTGGCCCTCCTATCAGCGAAGCAGCTGAGCACGACAATCACGCACAGCAAAAACATCAAGCCGACAATGAACGCTATGAGCGTATTCGTACTCATCAGTCTTTGATGCACGTATAGATCGTCGTTTGCCCGCCTGGGTGATTGATGACGAGCGCACCGAAGGTTGACCCGGTCGGACAGTTCTCTGTTCCCGCCGGTCCGGGAGGACCAGCCGGGCCAGCAGGACCAGTTGGCCCGGTAGCCACATTGATCGTCACGGTCTTTGATGGCGTCTGCTGCCCGACTCCGAGGGAAGCAGCAACAAAGAAGCCTGCACCAGCCGCAAGCGTGAGAGAAGCGACGAGCAAGATTCTAGGAATCCTCTTCATGGTCCTCCATCTCATGCAGCCCCGCCTTGAAGGACTCTAGGCGCTGATTGCACTCTTTGTCCCACTCCTTGCGCTGCCAACGGACGTAGAACCAAGCTGTGATCACTGATCCTGCCCCCGACAAGAATGCGCCGACCGCCGCGAGCTGATCATTCGTCAACTTCCCGCCGTGCCCAGGGCTCAGTCGGCTCTTCGTCCGGATCAGGGCGAGGATCCGGCCATTCAACTTCCCATTCGTCAGGATCGACGGGGATTTCAACCTCTTTGATCTTATCCTCAGACATTGTACCCCTTTGCCATGTTGAGGACCTTGTCCATCGGGAAGCTACCACCGCAGTCCCAGTGGCCACCACCCATGCTGCCGAGATCTACGTGCTGACAGACACCCCGACCGCCACCTTGCGCCTGAGAGGCAGTCAGCTTCGTGATCGGGATGCCGAACTGCTTGGCCTCCTCGGCGATCCAGCGGGCGCAGTTCTCGAGCATATTCTGGTGCTCATTCCACTGCGCCGAAGACCACTTCGCAAACGCGCATAGCTCGAGGGACACAGAATACGGATTCGCGTTGGCCTGCGTCCATGCCTTGTCAGGGCGACGGACGTACTCGCCGATGATGCCCTTTTGATCATCAGCACCCGCGTGTGAAGACACGCCGGCACTTGAGCTGGCGAAGAAGTTGCCGAGTGATTCGATGGTCGTCGCACCTTCGGCGGTGTGAAGCACGATCAGCCGGACCGAGGACCCTCCTCGGCTTGAGTAGTTCGGGCTGGGGATGTACTTGCGCTTGAGCGGCGTGTACGCGGCAGGCGGAGCCTTGCCCTGGAACATCTCCCAGGCTTCGTTGATGAGATCGCAGGCAACGTGATCCATCGCCTGCTCACCTGCATGCTGCTTGCCTTCCGGAACAAGGCAATAGCGCAGGTTGTCGAACGTCTGCTTTCCTAGCCAGCCGCTCGCTGAAATCTTCTGTTGACGCTGAACACCCTCGACGCCAGAATCGCCGACGTTACCACCGGGTTCGCCGTGCGCAAAGTCATTCCAGTACCCGTCGTCAAACGTTTGCCACGGCCAACGCCCCAACCGCGACACTGTACGCTTGTACGCGATGACGTCTGGCCCGCGCGATGAGGGTTCGTAGCCTGAGCTCTTCGGTACATCCGGCGGGTACAGCGGACGCGGGAATCCCTTGACTTTCGCCGGGCCGCCACCCCTGTACGCTTTTTCCCACCATTCAGTCATATCTCACCACACTTTCTCGAGGATGTCGGCGGTCTCGGAGCGGCTAGGGGTTTGAGGCCGCTCCGGGACCGCTCCTGCCGAGACCGTGCTCATGATGGCCGCATCAGCGTGATTCGGGGAGGGGAGACCCCGAGCCATCATGTCTTCCTTGGTCTCGATGTAGATGCGCCCGGCTGAGTCTGTATTCCACTTGATGCTTGTCAGCTGGGCCGCAAGCGTGTCATCAGCGGGATCTAGATCGATGAGGCTTTCGTCCATGAGCTCCTTGAACGTCCACCAGACCTCGGAACGGCGATTCTTGAACTTGGCAGGGTTCAGTGCGCGCGTACTGCCCTGATGCGGCGCAACATTGAGCCGCTGCTCGCGTAGGCGATCGTAGACGCCCGCGCCAAGACCTATGATGTCAATGTTTGCCGGTGGGCGCAGCACCCCATGAGAGCGTAGGTTGCGCGCTATCCGTCCGGCAGATTGCATGGTGTCCTCTTTCGCCCACTCCTCAATGAGGCGCACCACACCACCGCGATTCCTGTACAGGACACTCTTGTCAGCGCCGTAGCGGGCGATATCAGCCCCATAGCGCCCGAGCTCAAAGCCAGGCAGGCTCACCTGGTACTGACACTTCTCGACCAGCGCCGGTGAGATCAGGAACTCGTCAGAGATATCCGGGAACTCACCCTCAACCTTGCTCTGCCAGCGCGGGGATCCCTCTCCCCACTCCCGGCGTGCCGTCTCGATGTACTCCTCGGACGTCAGCTGCTCGGCGACAACCTCGGGAATGCCCTCTTTGATGATCGCGTCGCGTACGTCCCACGCGCTGATACGGATGACGTTCCAGCCTGAGCCTGGGCGGCAGATACGAGCGAAACGGCTGTTGGGGTCGTCCGGGTTGCCGATGGCTAGGACACGTGAGTTCTTGCCGGTGGCCAACGCAAGCACCGAGTCCCACAGCGCCTCCGGGATACCGTTGGCCTCATCAAGTATCGCCAGCAGGTAACGCGCGTGAATGCCCTGGAAGGTATTCTCGTCGTAGTCCTGTGGCTTGCGACCCATGCCGATGATCTCTTCAGACTCGTGCAATCTTTTAGTGCCTTCCTCACCCATCAGCCATTGGCACTCACGCGTGATGCGTCCAGCTAGCTTCGCTGCGTAGTGGCGCCTCCGGATCTCTTTCCAGAGGATGGCCTCGACCTGCGGCCAGGATGGCGCGGTCGAGATGAGGAAGGCATCTCCGAGAGTGTGCGTCTCTGGGTCTAGCCACCACGCACCCACGTTGGCGGCAGTAAATGACTTGCCCGGACCGTGACAGGACTTGACGGCAGTGAAGCGGTTGATCTTGACCGACTCCATGATCTCAACCTGCTTCGACCACAGGTACAGGCTCGCTTTCTCACGTGCCCACTGTACCGGCTCCCACAGGTATTTGTTGGGTGGCGGAAAGAGTGTTCTGAGTGCAACGTCTACGACGCCAGGCGGTAGCGCCGGGGCTGCGGCACCCACCGGCTCCGCCTGGCGCCTACCCGTACGGGGTCTTGTTGCAGCGTTAGAGGACAATGGTCGGAATCCCCACCAGGAACATCGCTACCGCCTGCGTCGGCAATGGAGCCTTCCCCTTCTCCCAAAGAACGTCGATCTCGAAGTAGGTGCTTTTGTCGATGTAGGGCAAAGTTATTCGGTACTGCTGCTGCTTGCTCGAATCGTCTTTGTCTTGGATGTAAACCAGGTTGCCGGATGCTGCAAGCACTGGCATCCAAGCTGCAATGTCAATGCCATCAGCCGTGGTCTTCATGAACCAGATCTTCGTAGCGAGGGTCTGGTCGAGGTTGTTCATCCGCAGCTGGCTGCCCGAAGGCGGCTCGATGACGGTGTTGCTGAAGTTGAACTGCATCAGCTGCGAGATTGTATTCGACGGCGGACCCTGCGGACCTGTAGCTCCAGGTGGTCCCTGCTCGCCTGGCGGCCCAGGCGGACCAGGCACCAAAGTGCCCTGTGGGACCACCTGGATCGTGGTTTGCGGCACGATGACCTCGATCACGTCAGGATAGGGCACTCAGAACACCTCCTATCGGCAGCTCGTTGGTCACGTCGCGCTCGATGAAGAGGCGGCCACGCACCCAGGTCGTTGTTTCGCCATTCATCGTGACCTCGATGTCGTAGTCGTATGTGCCCCAGGGCAGCGACATAGCTGGCAAACTGAGATTGAGAAAGCCGGTGATCTGTGCGGGCGCAACGTCCAGCGCGAACGTACCCTTGCCGGAACGCGCCTCTGCCGTCAGAGTGGCGGTAGAGAAGTCTACGGGCTGATCGCCGATGAGGAACCGGAACTGTTGCAGCCACTTGTCGCCCCGGTAGGCGCGCAAGTTGACGGTCCCGGGCATGTCAGGCATGAGCTACTCGTGTACCTCTGCGCCGTCGAATAATCCGGTAGCCATCCTCATCAAGCTGCTCAGCGCTGAACCATTCTTTGCTGAGCGTCTGACACTCTTCGACCAGGATGTTGAGCGTTTCGAGCTCGTAGTCAAGCACGTAGTAGAGCCGATCATGCCTGACGAAGTACGTGCCCCTGGCCAAGAATGGTTTGGTGAGCGTCGTCATGCCGCTCGCTGCCCTCCCGTACACCCATTAGCGAGATTCCCACCGTACTCACGCTGCCTCCCCTGCTTCAAGCTGCGGAAGCTCAGGCTCTCTACCGGCATCAAGCTGCACCAGACGGAGCCTTACGAAGCCAGGAGCCTTGGCGCGACCCTCTTCATCAAGGTGCGGCCAAAGGTCGTTGAGTAGATTCTGGGTATACTGCGCTAGCAACTCACCGTACTGCTCGGCCAGCTTGACTGCCCGTTCCGCGATCCCGAGACCGACCGCCATCGCCGAGAACTTGGTGAGGTCTTGCATCGCCCGGTGACGTTCACGAGCATAGACGTGGAACTGCTTGCCCACCATCGTCTGCTCGAGCCAGGACTTCTGGTCTAGCTCGGCCATTCTGTCCGAGAGCCACTTGATTTCGCCGGCACGGATCTTGATGCACCAGATAATGGCATCGAACGGGTTGATGTCCATCGGTGTACCCAAGAAGTCGTGTGCCACCTTCTTGGCGGCAGCCTTCTGATGGCTCACTGTTCTACCCCCATGTATCGAGCATCTGCCCGTGCCAGGGTGGTTCGTGCCGTGTCCGGCAGTCTTACGACAAGGCTTGCCAGTGCCTGACGTCTTGGCGCCGCAGACATTGTGTGCGTTGCGCGCCTCTTCGCGTCGTTT